AGTTATATTTGATACCCCAGTCTATCTGCTTAAACCCATCAACAGTAGCCAAGTACTTAGACCTACCTTGTGGTATGCCATAATGTGAGCCATTACGTGCTTTAGGATTCCACCTACTTTCACGATAATATAACTCATCTAAGCAATAGAACTCAGTAAATGAATGATTAAGCTGTATAAACGCATATTGCTTGTAATGTATTGGTTTATTAACAGCAACGGAATTAGTCTTTACAAAGCAAAGATTAACTATGACTAGAGCGATCCCAACTAGCCAGCACCTTGCGAGCTTTCCCTGTCGGGCTCGCCTTGTGGCTTTGTGAGCCACTGCTACACTAGAGCCTAGCACGTGCTGTCAAATCCATTATTAAAACCGCAGGTCAGACGGCGTGGCGTCATAATTTAACTTTTCCTAGATTACGTAAAGCATTAATGTTGTCATCACCTAACGCCCATATTGCTGTGCGCCAACGCATTTTTACAACTAATCCACTAGCTCCATTAAATGCCATATTAGGCGGTAAGTAATGACAGGCAGCATCACTGTCCCACAGTTTATTAACCCATTTACCATTACTACTCAAAGTAACTAAACATAACCCATTATTGTGCGCCAGCCATTTATCAATCCAGGGCGTAACTTTACTAAATGGTGGATTCATCCATACACGGCCAAACCAGGGTTTACTCAAAGCATCATCTTCTATAGTGTATCGATTCAGTGCAGGCACAATAACCGCAGGGTGATGGCTGCTGGCCACGTCTAAATCAAACTGTAAACCGAGTTGGTCAAATATCCAACTAGGTGTGTAGCACTCATCTTTTCCGTAGATCATATAGACATCCAGCCAATATATTCAGCATCTGGATTATTAGCCAACCATTCTTGGCGCAATTTATTTTGTTTAGCCCAATCCTCAGCTGTGGCCTCAGGCATTCTTAGCCCAGCCGCCACCCTTAAATATAAGCCCAGGTGCGCTATAGATTCTGTTCATTTGTAAGTGACAACGTGGGCAACTCATAGGCGCACTGTCATCATCGTATGATCTATGCACAGATCCATAGGTGCCGCATTCTGCACAGCTGTACTCATATGTAGGCATTACTTTGCTCCAATCAGTTGACAAGTGTGGCAGACCACGGCTTCAAACTTCCAACCACCACACTTATCACATCTACATATATCCGAATCTGGTATATGCAAAGCCTCTACCACATTCTTAACACCTACACAACCACAATCCATACACTGATAAGCCTTAAATCCCTCTGGTGTATCTATTTCATTAAGCCATAAGAATTCGGTATCACGCTTGCATCCGTTACATCGAAATTGTGGGTGCATTATGGTAATATTTTTATTGCCTACAGTGGCATTGTGTACATACCAAGAAATTACCTGAATGTATTAGCCTGTCATCATTACAAGCTACACAAACATCGGTAGACGGCACATACTTTACCTGGTCGTTCTCTATGCGCTCCAGGTAAGGTCCGCCTCGTAGAATTTCAACGTATCCCATTATTCGCCCCCCTTTCCGCTTTCCGTATCATCTGGCCAAAACCAAGTGCCAGCAGCTGTAAGTCTTGCCCACTTAGCATCGCACTGCTCTGCTTTCGGTGCTGTGCAGACATAACCTGCGTATGGTTTACCAGTCTTAGCTGTGCCTTCTTTTTTTACCATATCACCGTGCCTGCAAGTAAAACTAACATCGACCACTTCAGCAATTTGAGTAATGCTTTCCCCAACAGACCAAGCAACAGGTTTAGGCTCGTTGCTATTATCTTTAGATTGTGCATCAACAATATGTAACGCATACTCCATCGCAGCTGATTTAGATCCTGGTCTGCCATATTTAGGTCTAAATGGTTCGGTTTGTTTTTCACTTACCCTAACCATTTCTTCTCTACTTGGTCCATTTTTTTCAGTACCGATATTAGCCGCTTTAAAAGCAACGCCTCTAGCCGAAGTCTCGCAATTTTCCAGCGCAAAATCTCTATTGACACCCCTATCGGAAATGACCTCTTTGGCGTGACCTGTTGCGAATGGTTTTTCATCAGCTGAGTCCCTAAATAATTCACATACAACAATGACTCTAGTGTCTGACTCCGAGATAATCTTTGTTCGTACTGCTCCATTTGGATACCTTTCCCAAAATATATTTGATCTTTCTTGAACTGTGGTGTAATCCTCTAGGTTAAATGCCATTAGTCATCCCCCCAGGTAAAATTGATGTCGGCTTCTGCATCAAGGACTGTCTGGTATATCGAAATGTAAGCAAGTGCATCGATGATCGAGTCACTGTGGCCTGGAGACTCAGTAAGCCTAGAAACCTTGACGAGCGCCATACATAATGCGACTTGACTAGGCGTAACTGGATGGTCGAGGTATGCCGACCACAATTCACTGATCCTTTTATGGTTTGTGTAAGGGTGACCATAGACCGATCCCCTTGTATGCACCAAGTCGACAACATCTGCCAGCAGCTTCTCAGTTTTTGTCATAGTCAAATACCTCATCTGACTTTGCTTTGTTTTGTATCATACGGCGGTGCATATCCCAGCCATCTTTACGGCCTCGCCAGTAATGTGTTTGTTTCATATCATCTATACGCATTAGCACCAGCCAATACGCCATACTTAAACCAATAAATAAATAAACTGCGATTTCCATAGTCATTTTGTAGCCCAATCTATGCGCACATACTTTGTGGCACAGGCATAGTGTTGCACCTGTGTATGACTTTGTGGATTATTTAAGGCTGTTTTATTATAACGATTAGATAACGTTAATGTCGTCGAAGTCGTCGATATGGTCGTCAATAGTGCGCTCGACGTACTCTGTATTAAGCCCCATAGTGTCTGCCTAATGCTGTGAATGAGCCATCCTTGTTTATTGGCACCAGGGTTGGTGTCAGGGTCTTACCTACGGCTTCTAGTATAGCAATACCCATCTGCCAATTAGCGCTTCCATAGCGTAAATAAGAGGCTTTTTTCCTATCCATAAGATTACCTACCTCAACCCCATATAAGGCCCTGTAATGGCTTCCTACGCCCTCTGCATAGGCACTCATACCTAGTCTGTGGGTGTGGCCACACAATACAGATTTACCCCATTTTTTAGCCAGGTTAAGAGCTGTAATACCAGCGTGCTGAGACATATTGCCTTCATCGCCGTGGGCCAACATCCAGCCTGGGTGAAACTCATAAGCGGTTTTGTGGTACTCCATACCCATATCCTTGAAACCCATAAAGGCTGGGTACTGTAGTTCGGGTAGGCTGATTAAGCCAGGGACTTTTAGTAAAGTGTTATATAAGCGATCAGTATGATTACTGCGGATAATATGGCACTCTCGGCTGTACTCACTGAGATCCCACAGTATCGACTTAGTAAGTTCCCGATCATCGTGAATGGTTTGCCGATAAGCCAGAGGTGTGCCCTCAGCCCACTTGCTAATTGTATTAAAATCAATTTCATCCCCGACCACCAATACTGAATCAAACTTCTCCCGCCTTGCTAACTTGATAACATTCTTTACAGCTGCTTCGTGATGGAAGGGCACCTGTAGGTCGGATATTACTAGCCAACGCTTAATCGTCATCCTCATCAAAATCGTCAAGTGGATTCTTAATAGGATCTTTTGTATCTACAATCCAATCTGGATAACTTGACCTATCCATCGCAAAGGCTAAAGCTGTGCCCTCATCCATTCCAGATTTACGGCACGCCATATAAACCTCATTAGCTGCTATTGCCCAAAAATCCAGTTTAGTAAGTACAGGCTCTTTAGTAGTCCTGCGCTTCCTTACTGGTTTTTTCTTTGGTTTGCGTTTAGTAGCCATACTTAAATTATGACTTACTGATTAAAATAAAGAGATCATCGACACGCTTTTCTAGCCGTGTTAATTGATCCTTCATACTAGAGCCACCATTTGGGCGTAACTCATTAAGCCAGCCTTTAACTAAAAAACGTAATCCTATTAGACCGCCTGATAGCACGGCCATAACGCCAGCGCCAAAGCCAGCCCATTCTGTAGGACTCATTTTTCATTAGCACCGATGCCATAAGCACTGTCGGATTTATCTAAAGCCCTAGCTGCCGGACCTGCTAGTGCTGCAACAATTACAGACACAGCAGGATCTAAACCTAATTCATTACTTGCTAAGAATGTTAATAACGATACAAGCACACCTCTAAAGTATGATTTTAATATTGCTTTTTGTTTCTTACTGATTTTCATATTTTGCCTCCTATTAGTGGTATATCGAACGGCCTTGCATCTGTGTCGCCTAACTTTGTAAAGCTAATATGTAAATGTCGCTTGTGGGGATTCACGCCAGAATACTTACGCCATTTCCAGTTTAATATCTTCGAGCATATTCTCCCGTTGTAGATGACGTATGATAAACGTTTATCTGATTTCCCTGCGATTCTGATCTGGTCAGCCAGATAAGGTGCGAGGCTATCGGATGACTCCAACCTAGAATTAATATCAACTGCTCTGACCCACCCATTTGCGTCTGGATTATGATCCGATTTTCTGGCGGAATGGCGACTATCGCCCAACCATCCTTCTGGACTCTTAGTACTCCGATCTGGAAACCACGTATCAACTTGATCTCTTAACTGCACACCAGCTGCACATAACTTTGGTTTCATTATGCGACAGGTTTACCTAGTGTCAGCCCTTCAGGGATTGGCTGGCTATATTCCCATTTGGCAATATAAGCACCAACGCCATCACTGTCATCTCGTAGATAAATACCTAAATCAATATAGTTATCTGTTGCATTAATTTCAGGATATGCCTCAATAATTTTTTGCCATAGTTCCATATTATGCTCCTATCAAAGAGAATGAGAAATAGCAAGCGCCAGGGTCGCCATTGTTTCCGATAATGTTAAGGTCTCCGCCTGAATCTTGGAATGTTGATATTTCAAAATAATCTGCAACTGCGCCATAGACAATATCTGAATAAAAAACTGATGTATAGCCACCGCTATTGACAGCTCTAATTATATTAAGATTGTAAGCACGATTAGTTCCATTTTTTGCAAGTGTAATTACTCTTTGCCCAGTGCCATTTGCTGCATAATCAAGAGTTACGTTTATTTGATAATACCCTGCTTTACCAGAGGGAATTGTAATTCTTGTAGTATTTGATGAGTTATCGTGATAACCGCCAACATCAAAGTCTTCAACATTCCAAGTAACCATTGTGTCAGTGTTGTTTGCAATGGTTTGCCCAGCGCTTTTAGTTAATCTTGCACCTGCAAAACTTGCACCACTAGCGGGCGTTGCCCAACTTGGGATTCCCGCAGCCACTGTCAGAACTTGTCCTGTGCTACCAATACCTAATCTTGCTGGAGTTGATCCGCTTGATGAATAGATAGTGTCGCCAGTAGTTGTCATTGGGTTAGTCATACCTGTTGTATCTAGGTTTGCCCAAGCGCTACCTGTGTAATAGGTGGTTACGTTTGTGTCTTTAAGATATGCAAAATTACCTTCTTGTGGTGAGGTTACAGCTGCATCTCTAGCAGCGGCACTTGCAAAAACCCAAACGCCTTGCATTAAATAGCCATCGACATCGGCTGCGGTCAAAACCTCGCCTGTCGCAAAGTCCTTGAATCCTAATCCTGCTGCCATTTTTACTCCTTAGTAACTAAGCACATTATAGTCTAAAGTGCCATAGATATTGTTATTTAAAATTAGAGCGTCTATTACAGGTTCTAAGGTCGTAAAGACCACTCTAAAGCTGTTGGGTGTTATGACGTTTTGCACGCCAAATATCTGCAAGGTCTTATCTAGGGTAGATCCACCTGGTTGGGTAGTAACCACCCTGATCGGATCAAAGAAGTCAAGCTCTAGGGCTGCAATTATGCCTGCGTTGTAATTGTTTGTGTATAGGTCTAGCTCGATGGAATCGCATCGCACGCTAGTCTCGGCACGGCTGGCTGTATAAGCCTGGGCATAGTCCAGCGCCACGGAATCGCTCTGCATTAAAAGGTCTTGGATCTGGTAACTATGGATAAAGTATTTATCGATTGACGGCTGGTTGATAGCGGTCTGTGGCGTGCCACCTGTCCTAGTAACAGTAGATGAGTTAAAGATTAGGGTATCGTCTAATTTCCAGTTGGCGTTAGCGTATGGAATACCTGTGCCATTATCGTTAAAGGTAGTTACTGTGCCACCTATTGAGCCAGCGGTTACAGCTCTATCTTGAAATACAAACTCCCCATTAGCATCTACATATAGTGCCCCATATTCTGACTGGGCTACAGTTTGCAAGGCGCCTAGTGAAGTGCGTAATGTGCCTGGATCATTTTGTAGTGTAGTTAGACCTGCATCAATATCACGCATAGTTGGTGGCCAGTCAATTTGATCTAATATCTGGTTAATTCTTGTGCCTGATAAGTCGCCAGCGTTAGCACCTGCCACAGTAGTTATCTGCGCATTGTTGGCTAACCTAGATGCGTCTACAGCTTGTATGGTTGTGTAGGCCACCTCTGTGGCATCTTTAGGTTGAGTATTAACATAGCTTGTAATAAAGCCAGAAAATATGGGATAGGTGGTAGCGCCATAGGTTGCAGTAATCTGTACCTTCTTCATCGGTGTTAAGTCGGGAGCGTAGGGACTTAGTGGGTTAGTCGGGTTAAAATCACCATTTTGATCTACTATGCGTAGCGTTAATTGGCCTGTCTGAAATTGATCAAATAAAGGATTACGGCCTCTGGTCGTTTGTATGAAGTTAATTTGATTTGACACATCCACAATAATGGCTGCTGAGTCTTCTAATATGTTTACATCTAATATGCCAGTATCTAATATCATAGCCTGGGCAAAAGCTGGCCCAGTAGAGAAGTTAATATAAGCGTTAACTACTGGTACTGTCATTGGAAAGCAATCGAGCCAGCAGGTATTAACGCTCCGTTACCTAATTTAATAATGTTACCTAAAGCATCTTGGATATAGCGTTCTAGGTCTTGGTCACTGCTTAATACTGCGCCTGTGTTGACTGTAACGTCTATGTTAGTGGTGCCTTGATTTGTCTGATTTGTGCCTGGCACTGCGTATTGACCTGAACTTCGGTCAAATGTAGCTGCTCCAGCCTGCACTCTTGCCAACAGATCAGGCACAGTAGTTTTTAAACGAGCTAGGGTTTCTACTGCGGTTTTAAATTCTATAGAAGAACTATTAAACACTGAAGCTAAATCAGTAACAGATTTAGCTGCGTTCATTTCGGCTAAAATCTTTTTAGCCAAAGCATCATTATTGTCTAGGATGGCTAACTTAGATTGGATACGTAGTCTAGTCTCAGCATCTGTAGCCTCGCCCAATGCCTTCATTAACCCTATGCGCTCTAAGTCAAACTTTTCCGACAGTTTATCTATTTCGGTTTTTGCCTTTAGTTGCGCATTTTCTTGTTTGCGTAAGGTAGTTGCAGCTTGTAGGGCTTTAGACTCTTTGCGTAATTGATCTAAATAGATACGGCTAGCTGATCTGCCTTCTCGATTAGATGGTGCAGTCTGGGCTCTTTGAGCTGCGCCTATCTCTGAAAACCCTGCAAGGTAAGCACCTAATACTGGGATATTTTTAACATCAAATAAAACGCCACCGACTTTAGTGTTACCTAGTTTTTTTAACTCGTTAACTAGGACAGCAATGCCTACTACTGCATCTGCTGTGCTAGTAGCAAAATCATCCATTAATTTTGTAGCACTACTAATGCTGGTGTCTTTACCTAATAGTGACAGCGCATCTAGTAAACCTTTACCAATAGTCTCTCTAGCATCTTCGGCTGCAACTGTGAGCAGACCCATCTTGCCTGCATAAGTATCTAATCTAGCTGCTGCCTGGCCTGCAAACTTTTTATTAAGTTCGCCCATAATCTTGTCCATATCGCCAGTCTTTAGCGTGGCCTTGCTTATGCCTGCACCTAACCTGCTAAGGCCTGCCGTGTTGCCAGAATAGGCACGTGTTAAAGCTGCGCTAACTTCTGTTAAAGATCGACCAGTGGCAGCACTTACATTTAATGCAGTGTTTAATGCTTCTTGGCTTTTAGTAATTGATCCTGTAACTGTGAGTAATTGCTGGAATGCTGGCCTTAAATCATCATCAAGCACGCCATATAATGACTGTAGACTAGATATGTAATTCTCGACACCAGGTGCGCTAAATGCAAACCCAGTATTTCTAAGTTGTAACTCTAAAGACTTGGCAGCCTTCTCATCGGCCATAAATGCTTTAACGGCATTCTTGCTAAATGCTAATAATTTTTGAGCTGCAAAAACACTGGCAAAGGTCTTGCCTAGTTTATTGACTGTTTGTTCAAAGGCTGTTATTTCTTTTTTGCCCTTTTTTAATCCCTTATTATCAAAGGTGCTGACTGCACTGACAATTAAATTAGCCACTATGCTGCCTTACGTAGTTGTGTTTTTTTATTAAAATCTGTCGCAACTGTATTTATGGCAGATACCACAGCAGGGATAACCTTGTTAGATTTCTCAAACCACGCTCTGTAGATCAGTCGGCCTCGTTGCATACCCTGGCCCTTCATACTTGATAGCATCTCAGCAGCAGCATTAAATTGTGCTGGAGCATTAGGGTTTAGCGATTTATTACCTCTTGGCTTGTTTAGACGGCCCGCGGTTTCAAAAATAGCTCCAGATCGAGAATTATTGTATACATAAAATGCAGCTCTAAAACCTTTATTACTGCGCTTGTTTTGTCCCGCTGAGTATGCAATTTTGGTTCTAGCCTGTGCATAATCGTAAGGTGGGAATAATTTTTTAGGGTCTCTAATTGTGTCTATTGATGCAGTGCCTTTGCCCCAACCACTTAATACTTCACTTTGTTGAGGCAGATAACCACGTGCAGTATCTCGCACAATAAGCATCGCTGTTTTAATATCTTTAGCCATTTGCTTATTCAGCTCTGGCTCTACTTCTCTCATAGCCTTCTGGAGTTGCTTAACGCCGTTTACTACGACTGGCATTTCGGATCTCCTTAGCTCTGTCGGTTAGCACCTGTATAATTGCTCCATACATTTCGCTATCCATATCAATAAATTCTCTAGGCGGTATCCCAGTCTCTACGCTCAACTGTGCGATGCTGTAAAGGATTGAATCCCGCTGTATTATTTTTTTTCGTCGTCTAGTACCTCGACAGTGTCTAGGCTGTCAATAAACTCAATTCCCCACAAAGGTATCTGAGCGCCAGCCCTGCGTAAGCATTCATAAGCAAGCCAAAAAATCTCTGTTTGCCTCTCGTGCTCACGCAAGACTTTGCTAATACCTGATCCATACTTCAATTCGAAAGCGTACTCGACACCTGGTGTTATCTTGTGTTCTGATACTTCACCATTAGCCCTTGTTATCTTTAGCTTTGCCATTACTACTCCTTAGTTAGAATGCCACCGATGATGACACTGTAATTGCGGAGTTTACTGTAAATGTGATAGATGAGGTAGCAACCTCGGCTACTCCACCTTGACCGATTGGGGTCAAGTTGTTTACAAGTACAGAGAATTGGTAAGTAGGGTTTGTGGCTCCTACAGCTGTGCCTTTAACAGTGATTACTGATACTGCTAAGGTTTTGCCAAAGGCTGCGCTCAATGTCTCGTTGACCTGAGATGCTGCCCAGTCGTTGATAAAGTCAATAGTGAATGTGCCTGATTGTAGACCAGCAACAAACTTGTGCGCTGTGTCACCCATAGCGGTTACTTCTAACTCATCCACGATCTGGTTAATTACGGCATTAGTTACGTATGAGCTAATGTCGATGGATGGTGTAGTTGGCGCAGCATTGGTAGCCAACTTCACGCCTACGTTATTGTTAAGATATATGGCCAAGGTTTATTCCTCATCTTTCTTAGTTTGTGCAGTTGGTTTTGGTGCGCTTGCAATTTGGCCTGTCTTTTTCAAGAAGGCTAAATCTTCTTCGTGTGTGCTCATTTTAACTCCAGCTCGTTAGGATTGATACAGTTATTTCTGATGTTAATAAATCTCCACTAGCTGCATTGGTTATAGCTGGAGCGGAGACACTTGATATGTTGTAAACCAGGGTCGATGCCGCTAGTTTAGTTACTACTGCTACAATAAAGTTTTCCATACCTAGCAAGTTGCCTTGGTTATCAAATGCAGGTGTAGTTATTAAAATCTTAAAATTAGCCAAGGGTGCGATGCTTGTCTGGCTGTTATTGCTTGGCACAATATAAGGATCGCTAGGTGTTACGACTACGCTGTTAGCAAGTAAGGTTGCAGGTGGAAAACTAAAGGTAGACCATACTCCAGCGTTTGTTAAAGCTGTTGCTAGCGTGCCACGTAGGGTGCTTATTGCAGCCATTAGCCGACCAGTGAGTTAGGACTTGAATACGGCTGGATGAGACCCCGCACTCTGTTGATCAGCTGATAACCCATCCGATATGGGCTTGCAGAGATCCCATCCATACCTACCCCTCCAGTGGCTGAAACCTGACGGCTCTGCCATATATCGACAGCAACTATCATCGCAGCTTCTCTTATAGCAGGGGTCGCAGTGTAAGCCTGTGCTTTATGCTCTGGGCCAAGGGCTCGGCCGTATGGTTTAACAAAATGAAAGTTGTCATCCGCAGCTGTCTTTGCGTATTGTATAAAGCTGTAGCCGTTAGGGTATGAACTTAATGCGTATGTACTCCAAAACATTGTGCCGATTGAAGCGGGCACTGTAGTACCTGGGAATGATCCTGTTAATGTGTATGTGCCGTTATATGTTGCACCACAATTAGACACTGTTATTGATTGACCTGTAGTAAATATGCCAGGATTTGATAACACTAAAGTTGCTACGTTACTGCTAATAGATGAAGCCACTACTGGGGCATCGTTATGCCATAAATAACCTTGTATTAAATCTTCTGCCGATTGGCAGCACTCTTCCACTGTAGCGTCACTGTATAAAGTGCCAATACCTAAATTACTGCGTAACTCTGCCATTGTTACCATTGCAGCGGCCATAGTGTCCTTTCTAAAAAAGCTCCCCTGGGGCTAGGGCTACTAAACCCCAGAGGATTATTAAATTACTAAGTTATTAGCTTAGGTTGAAGCGGCGAACGCCACCAGCGACTAATACACCAACGGCCATGTAGCCATATAGTGCTGTCTCAATCTCGCCAGTTGCTGGCTGATTTACAGATAGTCGTAGGATTGGTGATTCGTAAATTGAGACTGATGAAGGTACAACAATAAATGCAGACTCATCAATAGTTGTAGATACTGCGTTTGGATCTACGTATAGATCTAAGCCAAGTACGTTACCACGTAGTGATGTTGGTGCAGATACTCCTGCGTTGTTCATTGGATTAGCAGCATTGTAAATTGGGCGACCAGTTGTATCGGTTGCGCCTAATAGTAGTGACCACTGTGAGGTACCAGCGATGTAACGTGTTGCTAACTCGCCTGTTGCAAGGTAAGCGGCTGGTGCTTGTGTAGATACGTAGGAAATAATTCCTGCTGAATCTGCTGCAACTCCAGTAGCTTGTGTACCGCCGGCTGTTAGTGCTGCGATAACCGCTGCGTCTGTTGCTTTGTTGTACGCACGTGTCATGTTGTCAATCATGGCTGCAAAAAATTCTGGTGAAGATCTTTCTAGAATTTCTAAGCTGTAGCGTTGTAGTCCAGCATACTTCTTAACAGTTAGGTTTACGTATGAAGATACGATACCTGTCTCTGAAGGTCCTGCTGCTTCTGCTGTTTCTGCAACTGTACCTGAAGTAGTGATCTTAGGTACTGAAATTGTCATACCTGCAGCTGGTAGCGCACGTGAACCGATTGCGTCTACTGCTGGGCGTGATCCAATAAGTGTATCAACTACTGTTGGCACAAACTGTGTTGGACTAAATGCTGGGTTAGTAGTAAATGAATCATCTGCAGCAGTTAAGAATTTTGCTACATCTGCTTCTGCTTTCATTACCCATGTTGCTGATTCGTGGTTACCTAATTTTGCTTTGATGCTGTGTTCAAGCATGTGTGCTTGTGTTCTGATTGGTGAGCGAGGCTCTGTGTAGAAGGATGCACTAATTGTTGGGCGTGCGGCCTCTACTGGAGCAACCTCTACCACTGGTACTGCTGTTGGCTCGGTGGTGTTGTCCACTTGTGCCTCACTTTCCGTAGTTGGTTGATTTGTTGCATCCGCTTCGCCTTCGCTAGCGGCAACTTTAGTTACTTGTGCTTCTGTGAATGCTGGTGATTCAACCAGGCTTACTTCTTTGAGGGTTGCTTTAGTTACATAAATATAATCTTTTTTCTGTAATGATTTAATAACGTCTACACCAACAGACAGGCCGTCTACTAGCTGCTCTCCGGCAAGTACCAACGCATTTTCCCCTTGCATGCTGGCACTAATTTTAAAGGATGCATAAATGCCATCTTCTTCTTCATTAAATCTTTGCATGCGCCCAATAGGCATATCATTTTTGTGTGACATTAACATTTTTATCTTGCCTGGATCTCCTACATCTATTGATCCTTTAGCAAAGACAACTTTACCAACGCTTGTATTACCGACTGTTTCGAATGGCACAATTTTGCCAGCAATAACTCTACGCTCGCCATCAGCGCTTTCAATTTGGCTGCTAAATGTAAGAATCAATTTGAATCCGCCCATGTTAATACTGCAAACGTAAATGATGGGGTAGTCCCACCGATTGTGCCAACTACTCTTAATTGATCGGTAAATGCAGTAGTTAATCTAATTACTTCTCGTGTAACTGCTGTTGCTTGCGTAAATGTTGCAATAGTATTCCAGTTAGTGCCATCTACTGTGTCTTGTACTACTACATCTAATGTAGGTAATGTGCCACTAGCTGCTGTAACGTCTAATTGCATTACTAATAGTCTTGCTGCAGATAGACCTTTAACGGCTGTGCCGGTAATTGTTGCAGTACGAGCAGCTGACGCTAATAGCGTTACAGTGCTAGCAGGTATATTGGCTTGTTGTATATCGCTCATGCATTTTCTCCTTTAGCGCTGTTAATGTACTCAGCATCGCCACTTTCGTTTCCGTTGGGTGTTAGATCTTCCATTTCTTTTGCTTGCTCGATGTCAATAAGTCCTAGTGCTAGCATCTTTTCGATGGTCTCTAGTCTTGCCTTGTCATCTGATCGCAAGAATGTTTCACTGATATTAAAACGCACAATATGGCCGTTAGCAGTTATATCGTTCATGCTTAGGCGATCTTCGATAGCACAAATATATGGTTGCAGTGAATAGGCAACGAACTCTTTACGGCCATCAATAATATTCTGGTAAGTCATACTGTTATTCATATCTGCGCTTATGTAATATGCAGGTACATTCATGGCCCTAGCAATTTGTGTTGCTAGATATTGTGATGCTTCGTTATACATCATATCTTTAGGGCTAAATCCAACAGTTTCATATGAAAGCGTGCTAGTTAGATATGCCGTGCTTCTATTTTGGCGTGCTTGCTTCCAAGCTGCTAATAATCCTTGTACTTGTGCTTCTGGCATATCTGCGCCAGTGTTTTTAAGGAATCCTGTTGCCATTGGTGTTTGTGATGCTACAGCTGCAGCCTTTTCTATATCTAATGCGCTTTGTATGGTGCGCCCTGCAGTTTGTAATACGCCTTGTGTTAATCCTTGGAATGTAACTAATGAACCAACGCCAACCATCGGTACTTTTTCATTATCGATTGTGTAATACAAAACTTCTGTACCTAATGGATTTAATTGTGCAACTACTCGTGTGTTATTTACCCATTCAAAACGTGCTGGTCTTAAATCATCTGCGTATACTTCTGTAACACGCCAATATGCAACACCATAGAATATAAGGCTATCGACAGTCCACGAGATAGTGACGGATCGTGGCTGTCGAATATCTGGCTGTTCGCACCAGAGTGGCTTTGCTAATTCTTCGCCTGTAGATTTTTTGTACAGCTCTAATGGTAAATATCCAATAACACCTTTGATTAAATTAGCGCATCGATTAACAGCTGGTACTTGTGTTGCAAGTGTGCGATCCATAGGACCTGCACCAAACGTGTTGTAACCAAATCCAATGATGCTATCGCCCATAACGGCAGGGGCGTATTGCGCTTGTAGATTCTCAGTTTTTTTGGTTATACCCAAAGCAGACAATAGACCCATATGTATACTTTATACCATAAATCGGACTAATGGTGCAAGTTAGACAAAGATTTGTGCGGTTTGTTGTGGTTTAGTTAATTGACTTACAACCATAGCCAGTGATATAGCAGCTGTAACATCGCCAGCTGATTTTCTACGTATTATGCGCCAGCCAGCATCGTTAGTCTTAGCGGCACAGTTATTTAAGTGCTGTACTAGCTCTGCCTGCCCAGAATGGACTACTCGATTATTAGCCAGGCCATCGGCAAGGTCTGAGCACGCCTGGTAAAACGCCTGCCCTGATACGTCAACCATTCGCCATCCGCTTTGCTCTAATCTGGTAGCAATAGTTTGCGTGGCGTACTTGTCATAACAGATCGTGTGTGGATGGTACTTACGTGCCCACTCATTTATATCACTAGCCATCTTAATCTCATCTATCGCTATATCGCTATGCCACAGCTGTGCTAATCCGACTGCTATCTTTCCATCTTTGACCTGACCCATAACTAAAGCACCTGATCGCCTTGTAGGTGCAATATCGAATGCCATAATTGTTACTGGCCCGACAGGTATCTCTAAGCTGCTATCGCTGCACTGCTCGATTGATCCATATACCCAGGGGCTGACAGTGCTATCTACCCACATACAAAGCATCTCGGTCTTAGTAGCTTCTATGCTGTTAGTGCTTACCGATTCTTCTAGTGTTTGTTCAGTTATTAAATGCCCTAATGCTGGATTAGCCATAGCCCAGGCTTTGCGATCGTTTATTTTAGAATGCTGTGGTGCGCTGTACTCATAAAATCCTAAATTCTCAGGTGGGTATGATAGGCAACGCTCTCTTAGATCATTTAACACAGTGCTAAAGCCATCACCTGCGTTACTTGTCATTAGAGTCATCGCATTAGGGCGAGCACGTGTGACTGGCAGTGCGGCTGTAAACGATTCTTGTGTCCACTCTCTTAATTCATCGATATACAGAAAATCTGCGGTCTTACCACGAGGTGCATCTCTAGTAGCTGCTGCAATTTCATACCTAGCGCCATTAAGTAGGGTTATAGATTCTTGACCATTAGCCAGGCGTATCTGTCTTACTTGATCTTTCAAAAATTGATTATCTTCTATTGTGTAAGCAACCTGCCTAAAGGTATCTAATGCCATATTGCGGTTAGAGGACATACCCAGCACATTCTTAGAGCCCCATAAGAATAAATGTGACAAGATAAGCATTCTGGCCAGATGGGTTTTACCATTCTGCCGTGCTACTAGGACTAGCGCTGTTTTTTTGCGCCAGGTATCAGCATCATCTACAGATAACAAATCATCTAGCACCCAGCGTTGCCAGGGTATTAAAGGTAAGCCTATTTTTTCAGCTAGATCTGCAACCTCTTGCGACCTTGTGCGACCTTTGAGTAAAGGCGTGTAAATTCTAGGCTCAGTGCTGCCAATTAGCCCGACCCCTCGTGAGGTCTGTTTTATTTCCGCATCATTCTGCATCGAAGTTAAGCGTATCAGGTTTAATAAATGGTGAATCCGGCACTGTTCGGACTGTCTCAGGGAGAGAAGAGTCAGG